CAAAGCATACACCCAAACGGGTGTTTTGCTCTATATTCCTCCATAGCTCAGTCGGTAGAGCGCATGACTGTTAATCATGATGTCACTGGTTCGAGCCCAGTTGGGGGAGCCAAGAGAAAAGTCAGTAATTAAGCCCAAAACGGCTTGTTTACTGGCTTTTTGCTTTGTTTATAATATTTTCGATTTTCAAAATTATTCACTTCTTTTTATGCCTTTTAATCTCTTATACTACAGATAAACTACAGATTTTCCATAATAAAAACCGCCCGAAATATAATCGGACGGCTTATTTTATGCCAGCAATTTTATCGCATTGTAAAGTGTGTCAACTTCTTGAATAATGTAGTGGTCAATATCAACCTTGTAATCTGTATGGCCCATAAGTGCGATAATATCTTCTTCCCTTGCTCCTGCCGCTGACATACGGGTGGAAAAGGTTCGACGGCAAGAGTGCGGAGTAAACTCATCACCTAAGCCGAGGGCTTGCATCGCCGGGCGAAAACCGTATTTCAAGAAATAATCCTTGTTCATCGCTTTACCAAACTCTGAACCTTCGTGTGTTCGGCAGAAGATTGTTTCACCGTTATTATTTATGCAATTCTGAACGAGCTGTTGTATTTTAGGATGTATCGGCACTATTCTGTCCCTGCCGGCATCTGACTTTATGCCTGCGATAAAGTAAGGTATGCCCTGTTCACTCATATGGTACTGCTCGGTAGTGAGCGAAAGAAACTCGGTCACTCTGAAATTGAGATAGCACATTATATAGACATAATCAGCATAAGGCACTTTGCCTATGTTTTGTCGTATTAGCTCTAACTGCACATCGGTGAAGCGTGTAGCGTTTACTTCTTCGGGTTCGGGCAGTTCTATGAATGTGCCGTAGTCTTTATTTACAATATCCTCTTGCATCGCAAAATTGTAAAGACTTGTGACAAAACATTTAATCTTATGTAGAGCTGAGTAACCTAATCCCTGACAGATTTTCGGTGTGCTTGTGACTTTGTAAGTACCTTTGCCATTAGGTAAGAGATATTTTAATTTGCCTTCTGCGCCGACCTCGTGATGTGGGTTCTCATAATAATCCACTATATATTGATAATCCGATGTGCGTAAATCTCTAAATTTACGCTTGTACAGAGGTTTCAACTTGATGTATGCACTTGCATAGTTACTTTTCACGCTGTCACCAAGTTTTTTATATGCTTTAGTTTTTACCCATTTATCGTGTAATTGCTCAAGTGTCATATTAAAGCCATTGACGGGATTGTACTCATAATCTTTGAGTGCGTTTTCTGCCTCTCGCTTTGTGGCGAAAGTTCCCAAATATACTTGTTTCCCTGTGACAGAGCTTGCAGCGGCATACGGTTTTGAAATGCTGTCTTTGCGTATGTAGATGCTTCCCGTTCCTTTCGTCCTGCGTCTGCTTTTCGGCTTGTCAGATGATTGATTTTTACCACAGTACGGGCAAAATACAAAATTGTCCTGTAGTTCTTGGTTACATCTTCGGTTTATACATTTTTTCATTTTAGCACCTCTAAAAATGGGCGCAAAAATCCCGTTAAAATCTTGTAAATTTTAACGGAATGTGGTACAATATACTTGCTAAGAAAAAGTACCATTGCCCTCTTTGTAATGGTTGCCGTCCTATCCTGCGCCAACAGGACAGGGCGGATTTTTTATTTTATATTTGCCAACAAAATTCACACATTACAATCCGTTTTGTTCTACACCATAAACAGCCTGTTCGTGGGTGAATCCTTCATATTCGAGTTGTTCAATCAAGCCATCTCTTGAAAAAGACGAATACGCAAGATAAGATTCTGCAGATTTTGCGGCTTGTTCGTTCCAGTCAGCTCCACAATGATCTGCGGCATAAACTGCGTCTTCGTGTGAATATTTTTCATATTCAAGTTGTTCGACAAGACCATTATATGAAAATGCAGAATATTCAAGATATGATTTTGCGGATTCTAAGGCATTTGATTGGCTGACAGTAATTGAATCGACAGACTTTTCCGTTGCCTTTTTGGTAGGCTTTTCAGTAGGCGGTTCTGTCGGCTTTTTGGTGGGTTTTTCAGTTTCAGGCTCAGCAGCTTTTTTTGTTGAATCTTTTTCAGGTGAACGAACATCTTTTGAAGAATCTACAGTAATAGAATTCACGATGTCGCTTTCAAACAAATCAAATTCTTCAGATTGCTCATTGCCGTAGCTTGAAAATATCATTTCACACAAATAATGGTCTGTCGCCCATACATACATGGTGTAGTGGTATTTATTCTCAGATTTTTTTACGTTCGCCGTCACGCGATAGGCGAAAAAGCCATCTATATGAGTTGTGGTTCTGTCTATTTCGTCAAATTCATCAAGCGAATCTTCAAATCCGTCAATAAAAACATCTACAACATTTGAGTTAATTTGAGATTGTGAATCGTCCAATTGAGATGTTGCGATAAAAAGTATGTTGTTGTCGGAATCAAGAAAGCAGTCATTATCGTCATTGGCAGTATGCGACCAGCTTCGAGGAATAGAAATAGAAAAAGGAGTTATATCATACGACTTTAACATATCGTTTTCCGAACTGTCCCGAAAGGCATCACTGTGGGAAGTCGTGACCGGTTCCTGAAAATCAGGTTGGTTGCTACATTGCGAAATGGCAGTTACAACGGTTGCGCCCAAAATCAAAGCTATCAGCAAAGCAATGTAAAAATGTGGGGTGCGATATATAGGCTTTTTGTCAGCCTTTTTTTCAACATCGCCCGTAGGGTTGAATTTGTTTTTTTGATATGTGTGACATATCGGGCAAAATACTGAATTATTCGGTATGATGTTACCGCAACTTTCACACTTGCAGGGTTCTGTGTTTTTTGATTCGTCATCTTTAAACAAAGCAACCTGTTCAATCTTCGCTCCACATTCGTTACAGAATTTTGCGCCGTCAGGCACCTCAGCCCCGCATTTTTGACATTTCATTATAAATCCTCCTCTTTTTGATATATATATTGACAAAATATATATCATATACTAAAATAATATTAGAGAGGTTCAGACTTCTCACTATTCCTATTTTACCTACCATAGTTGCCGCTATGGTAGGTTTTTCTTTTTGTTGATAAAATCTGCAAATTGCTCTTTTATCTGCCTTTCAAGCGGATGTAGATAAAAAGCATTTCTGCGTTCAAGTTCTGACATTCGCTCAGCCCTGTAGGTTGCCGCCTCAAGACTGATGTCGCATAAATTTGCAATTGCAGCGGCATTTGTTGCGTGTAGCTCATGGAGTACGCAAGCCGGAGCCAACAAATCTCGAGCAAATACATTTGCTGAATGTTCGGCATCGTCGGTTGTTGCAAATCCGTTGCCGTTTTCCTTAAACAAGTGACCTAAAAATATATGACCGAGTTCATGCGCAATTGTAAATCTACATCGCTGAGGGGATTGCTCATCAGCATAGACGATGTACAACTTATCATCTTGCATCAAAGTTATTCCGCTCTCATTTTCACTTAGCAGATTGACCGCCGAATTTTTTAATAAAACAATGTCGGCTTGCTTAGCTATCTGACTGACTTTAACAGGCAGACTGTTTATATTATAATCAATCAAACATTGCCAAGAGGCATTGCGTGCATTTTTATATTGTCCATAATTCAAGTTTTACCACCTCATAGGTATTGTAACCTATGAGGTGTTTTTTATTATGTACTTATAAATCTGTATCGTCAGGCTCAAACTTACTAAGATCAGGTAAATTTACTATTTCGATAGGCTGATTGTTGCCGTCACTTCGTGCGGCTTTTACGGTTGGTATTAGATTATTGTTTAAAGACGACACCAAGTCAGCTTGATTTATACATCTTCTATATTCAATATCTAATATTTTATCAACTACTTCTTGACCATAGTTGTCAAGTGCACGGTATTTTTTTATTAAACCTTTTTCTGTTCCAGTAAATTCAGAAACTTGTTTTGTATGAACTTTATTTATTAAATCACTAAAATTTATTCCATATATATTACACAATGAAACAAGAGATTCTATGTCAATTTTGCTTTTCGCTCTTTCCCAACTACTTATGTTAGCAGCTGAGCATCCGATAAGTTCTGCAACTTCAGATTGCTTCATATCAATCGACTCTCTTGCTCCTTTTAATAGATTACCTAAATGAGTATAATCAAATATCATTTGAATAACCTCCTCTTTGAGTTTATTATACAAGCGAAATTTGAAAAAGTCAATTATTTTTTAAAGAAAAATCAAAAATAATTTGAAAAAACCGTTGACAATCAAATCAAATTTGTATATAATCAAATTGTAATCAAATTTAATTTGAAAAGAGGTGAAAAAAATGAATTTGTATTTAGCTATCGGGTCGTATCTTGAGAATAACGGCATCACGCAAACATATTTATCAGAACGTTCAGGGATGACAACCAATGCACTTAACTTATCGTTAAAAGGTAAACGCAAACTCACAGCCGATGAATATATCAAAATTTGTGATGCTTTAAAAGTCCCTTACGATTTGTTTGTGAAAAAACTGTGAACAGCTTAACGAAAGGAATGATAAAAATGGCACTAACCATATATGCTGTAGTCGCTACCGTAGTAGCAGTAGTGGCAATCATAAAAGCTGTAAAATGGAAAATTGCTACAAGAGCAATGGTGGTTTATTGTATGAAGAATTTCAGAATACCCACAGACAAAGAACTTGCCGACTGCTCCAAAGAAGCCGCCGGCAAGACAATAAGATTTAAGTAGGATTTGAGGTGATAAAAAATGCTCTCAAAAATTATGATAAGCCGTAATTACAAAAAGAGAAAGCACGGTGTAGTCATACACTTGAATAACTTTGCGAGCGAAGAAGAAAAAGCAAAGGTAATAAATGAGATAAAAACCGTGTTACATCGTAATAACTACAAAAGCAAAAATGCGATTTCATACAAAATAAAAATCGGCTGAACAATAAATTCAACCGATTGAAAAACAATAATTATTCGATGTTATAAAGGTCATCATAGCCTACATCAATAGGATCGGTAGCATTGCAGGCTTCAAGACATAGAGCTTTAGGAATATCTTCATCAGGTTCTTCTTCAAAGATTGAAAGAGTTACATAAACCATACCATCGTCTTTCATCAACTTTACCTGTTCGTATAATTCCGAAACTTTGACTTTGATTCGACACATTGTTATCACCTCCTTAAATTGATTATAACATTAAAAAGCTTCATACACAACAAGAAGAAAGGAATGATAAAAATGATTGATTGCTCAAAAACAGAAAATTATTTCGCTGAAAAGTTGAGGATGACGAAAAGAACAAGGCGGCAAGGATGCAAAATTAAATGTTCCGAGTGTCCGCTGTCCAGTCAGAATAACGGGACATCTGATAGTATGAGCTGTATAACTTTTGAAATGTATCATCCTGAAAAGGCAATTGTAATTGTACAGAAGTGGAGCGATGAACATCCGCAGCGGACTTATTTGAGTGAGTTCTTGAAAAATTATCCGAACGCTCCGCTTGAAGATGACGGAACACCCAATTTTTGTCCTTATCGTTTAGGGCTTATGAGCAAAGATAATTGTAGAAAAGACCATAACTGTGTTAAGTGTTGGAATCAGCCTATTGAGGACGGTGAAGAAAATGCCTGAACTGAAAATTTTGCCTTGTCCGTTTTGTGGTAGCAAGGTAACAGTTGAGAATATAAGCCCTAAAGACGCTGACGAAGAGATGTATATGTTTGAGTGCACTAATGATAATTGTGCCTCGGCTACCTGCTTTGGCGATTACAGCACCGACAGAGCAACTGCTATCAAAAATTGGAATAAGCGTGTTGCACAGTGTATCACGAATGCAAAAATTGGCACTTGTACGATCAATATAGATTTGAGGTGATAAAAAATGCTCTCAAAAATTATGATAAGCCGTAATAAAAAGAAAAAGGCAATGCCAAATCGACAATTGCCCTTTGAACACCCTGCTTATCCTATCCAGAGTGATTTTTACGAAATTTCTTTAGAGAAATACGGCGGAGAACTACCGATTCATTCGGTGCGAATGTCTTTCGTACTTCCTTATGACGATTGGTGCGAATTTTCAAAGTCAAACCTTTACAAACATTTTCAGGAGTATCTTCAGGAACTAAAAAGACGAGATAACCTGCATGTGAAGACAGCATTGGAAGATTGATAGGTAAATGCTCGTTGTAAGTGGGTACATAATAAACTTTACCATTTCTAACATGTTCTAAAGCCAGCACTTCAAATGTAAACGTGGTTTCATCATAAATTCCGCTGTCGAGGATAACTTGCAGGTCGGTAATAGTAATAGGCAAGTTGGATTTATTGTTTGTTTGATAATGTAAAATTAGTTTTTTCTGTCCTCTTGCATACGGACGAAGAACGCATTCTTTTATTTGAATTTCTAAATTAATTCTGCGTGACAGCAAATATTGAATTAGATTTATCAGAGAAATCAAAAAGCCTAATATACCTAAAATTCCACTAATTACAACCCACATAACAATCAACTCCTTTGCTTGATTATAACATCAAAAAGTTCAATATACAACATAAATGAGGTGATTAAATGAACGACAAAATCCTTATCAACCCTAAAACAAATCAGGAGTACAGAGATGTACCGCCGACCGTGGCGGCTGAATATCTCGGAGTTGCTCTCAATTATGTTTATGAGGGCTTAAAAAAACAAACACTGCCTATCGGCTCAGCCGTACAGAGTGACAAAGGGCGTTGGAGCTACAACATACCGATTGACCGGCTAAAGACCTATGCAAGCGGTGCAGATATATCATTGCTTACCGCCCTGCTCAACAAATTGCTCGGCAGCGGAAATACAATCAACGAAAGGACAGCGTAAAAATGATAAATTTGCCGTGCTACGGCTGTCAGATACGGACGACAAGATGTCATACTGATTGCGAAAGATACCTTGAGTACAAATCAAAATGTGACAACCGCCGAGCCGAACGCTCTAAAAATTATGACTTTTTTAATTACGTCTGTCATGAAATCGACATCCATACGAGATGTCGCAAATCAAATAAATAACGAAAAGGTGAATATATGGAAATCATTGCAAATAACCGTGCAAATAACCGTGAATATATCGCTTTTAAAGACTTGAAAAAAGGCGATATTTTTGTATTAGCCTCAAATAGCAAATGGTACATAAAAAACAACGATTTTAATGCAGTGCGACTTACAGACGGCGAAACCGTTGAACCGAGTTTCTCACTTTTACTTTGCGAAGTCAAAGATTGCATGCTCGTAGAAAGAGAAATCTATACAGCATTAACTGAAAAGGAGTGTAACAAATGTGGTTAAGAAATTACCCGACACGCAGAAAACTGCTCAAAGATGTTAAGGAGTTAAGAGAAGAAAACAAAAATCTCAAAAATGAGTTAAAAAAAGCTCGCCTTGATAAATCCCAAGCCGAAGAAAATAGCACAAACGCTCAATATGCATTAAGAGGTTATAAAAACGAGAATACTAAACTCTGTGAAAAACTTTCAATGTATGAATCAGCAGAGGCAGAATCCTTCGGTTTTGAATGTGTGGGTGTCCGCAAATGAAAAAAGGGACAACAGTTGAAGACGGATATGATGTTGAGGGACGCTGGCATTTGAAGCTCAGAAAAGCCAAAGGCAAGTTTACGCTCGACGAAATAATTGAAGCGGCGAAAGAATGGGAAGAAGATTACTACGCCGTGATAATTAAAGCGATGAGCGATGAGATAGCGCAGTATTACGATGATGACCTTGACGGTGATTATGTCACCTTGTACCGTGCCACGGATTTTATCAGCAAAGAGGTGTAACCAATGAAAAGATTAACTTTAAATCAAGACAGCGAAATCAAGGTTAAGGACATCTACGGCAAAATGCACGACTGCAAAGATGTCCCGAGGGAATTTTATGGCTGTATTCGCAAACTTTACGACTATGAAAATACAGGATACACAATTGATTTTATTGACAACATACCGCATATACTCAAAGATATGCGTGAATGCTTATTAAATCCATCGGTTGTAAATATTAGAATGTGTTTGCATATGATTGATTACATTTTAAACACAAAAGAAAAAGACCGTTGATTGCTTGCACTACAATCAACGGTCGGCAAATAACACAAGGCTATCTGCGTACAAATACAGTCCAACGTTATTATATCAGATAACCTTGCAAAAATCAAGGAGATTATATAAATGAATAAAAAATCTAAATTACAAATGATACCGACTGACAAACTTCATCCACACCCTGATAATCCAAGAAAGGTTATCGGCGATGTTTCGGAACTTGCAGAATCTATCAAGACAAACGGTATCTTGCAGAATTTGACCGTAGTGCCAAACAATGATAACTGGGATGATTTCACGGTTATTATAGGACATCGCAGGCTTGCAGCGGCAAAGCAGGCAGGATTGACTGAACTGCCTTGCGCTGTTGTCGAGATGACCGAAAAGGAACAGTTATCTACAATGTTAACCGAAAATATGCAGCGCTCAGATTTGACAGTTTATGAGCAGGCAAAAGGATTTCAGATGTTGATTGACCTCGGGGACAGCGTTGCCGAGGTGGTAGAGAAAACAGGCTTTAAAGAAAGCACCGTAAGAAGGAGACTCAAACTTGCAGAACTTGATGAAGAATCCTTCAAGGAAAGCCAGCTCAGACAACCCACATTGGCAGACTACGAGCGTCTGAATCAGATTAAGAATATTGAAGTAAGAAACGAATTGCTTAAATCAATCGGAACGAATAATTTCGATAATCTTTTGTATTCTGCTGTTAAAAAGCAGGAGACCGATGAAGAAAAAGAAAAAATTGAAAAGCTCTGTCTTGAACATGGAATGATTAAAGCGCAGAAACATGACGAAATTCCAAGCAACTACGAATATACGGGATTTTTTGCGCTCAAAGATTTGATCGGTAAAGACTTTGCGGACGGCAGGAAAAGATATTTTTATTTTGGTTACGGCTCAAACATTTATATTTACGCAGAAGCATTTGAAAAGCGGGAAAAGATCGATGCCGAAGAAGAAAAGCGAAAGCTTGAAGAGCAGAGATGGGACGAGCTTGTTGAACAGGCGGAAGAAACAGACGAACGCTGTGAGGCTCTCAGAAGAGGCTTTATGCTGGATACGAATTTCAATGACAACAACAAGAAGCAGGAGCTTGTGAAATTTATAGTCGCCCAAGTGGCGACAGGAGCCAGTAACAAAAAATATCGTTTTGAAGAAATTATCGAACACGACTTTGAAGATGATGAAAACATAGATAGCTACATCAACGAACATTGGAACAATGACAGCGGCAGAATGCTAATGGCGACGGCATACGCTTTGAGCCAGAGAATTTACGGTTCGTTCGATTATATCAGTGTAAATTATTCGGACAAGACATTCAGCCGAAAAAACAATCCCGAACTCAACAGATTTTATAATCTGCTATGTAAACTCGGCTATGTGATGAGTGACGAGGAGATACAGCTCCGTGACGGCACACATCCGATTTTTACCTCCGGTGAAGTAAAATAAACTAAATAAGTTAATCACACAACTGCACTTGTGAGATTATATAAATCCCATTTATACCTTCTTTCTTTAATTGTATTTTCGGGTAGGTGCAGATGCCCGAACAAATTAACCGATAACAAGCTCTGCACAGCTTGTCATATAAAACTCGTTTACTCCTCTTTAAATAAATTCTGACATTGAAAGCGGAGCAGGTGCAGATGGTCCGCTTTAGGTGAAGGAAATGGCATCAATCAAAGTTAAATCCGAATACAAAAAACTTGTCAGCTTATTTAACAATTTGACAGGATCAAGGTCATTGTGGCAAGTGTTCAACGATTGCATAGAAATGTTTGCGCTAAGCATTCAGAATACTTTTTGCTTTGGTCAAACATTTGAAAAAAACGAAAATCGCTATAAAGACATCACCAAAAATTATAGTGAAAGCGAAATTGAAACAATTGTAAAAATTTTCGCCGAGATAACTAATGCACTCGAAGCAAATCCATTTCAAGATTTTTTGGGGGATTTGTATATGCAACTTGATATGGGAAGCAGCGCTCTCGGACAATTTTTCACACCGTACACCGTATCTTATGCAATGGCGGAAAGCTCGTTTGACGAGAAAAATGCAAAAGCTGAATTATCCCAAAAAGGATATATCTCGGTTCTTGAGCCTGCGGTCGGTGGCGGAGCAAATGTAATTGCGTTTTGTGAGGTGCTGAAAAATCATGACATCAATTATCAAACACAATGTGTCATTGTCTGCCAAGAGCTCAGCAAATTAACTGCTCTGATGTGCTATACAGCACTGTCACTGATAGGTTGTGCAGCGGTGGTTAAAATTGGAAATAGTTTGAGTGATCCATATACGAACTATTTTGCTGAGTGTTCTAAAGGTGCTGAAATTTGGACAACTCCAATGTTTCACATTCAAAACTGCTATAAGAAGGTATGAATCTATGCAAGAAGAGGCGCTTTTACAAATCATTCAAAAGCAACAAGAACTGATTAATTTAATGCTTCAATCAGGAATAAAGATTTCTGACACAAATTCACCCAACGCTCAGACATTCAGTTATTCTGCCACAACGAAAAAACAATCAAAGGATAATAATGGTATTAAAACTTTTGATGAAGCAGGTTTCAAACAGTACTTGACATCAAAAGGTCGTTCCGAAAATAGCATTGATACATATATTCGAGGTGTAAAAAGTTTTTTTAAAATCCACAAAACCATAAGCATCCAGCATCTTGAAGAGTATGAAATGGAATTAAAAAACAAATGGAAGCCAAAAACAGTAAATCTAAGAATCGCCGGAATGAACGCGTACTTTAAGTATATTAAATTTACCGGATTTGAATTTCATCGCTCGAAAGAACAAAAAAAGACTTATTGCAATGAAGCTATCAACGAAGCTCAATACGCAAAGCTGATTACATGGGCGAAAGATAACGCTCCTAAAGTGTGGCTTACTGCTAAAGTGATAGCCGGTACCGGCGTTCGTGTATCAGAACTTATAAACTTAAAAACTGAAACTTTAGATCAGGGCTACGCAGACATAATCGGCAAAGGCAATAAACTGAGGCGGATATACTATCCCGAAAAACTTGTGAATGAAATTAGAAATTACTGCGGAAAAATATTTATACTTGAAAACAAGTACGGCAGGCAGATGACAACAAGAGGAGTTTACTCTTTAATTAACAAAGCCTCCGAAAAAACCGGAATTCCTAAAGAGGTAATGCACCCACACTCATTTCGTCATTTTTTTGCAAAAGAGTTTCTAAAAAATAATAACGACATAACATTACTCGGAGATTTACTCGGGCATAGTGATGTAAGCACAACTGCTATATATACAAGAATGACATCTGCGGAACAGGCAAAACAAATCAATGAGATTGTTAGGTGGTAGAAAAATGTCGAGGCTAAATAAAACATGGACGGCCGATGAAATAGATTATCTTATTTCTGCTTGGGGTAATGTTAATATGGCCACTATCACGAAACACCTTGATAGATCAGAATGTGCAATAAGGCTAAAAGCCGGTAAGTTAAACTTAGGACCTTTTTTGACGAATGGCTATAGATATATCACAATAAGTAATCTTTATAAACTCATTCGCCCAAACACTTCTGCCACTTACTTAAAAACATCGTGGGTAAAAAATAGAAATCTGCCTACTCACAACATATCAAGAAGTTCAAAAACAAATTTTACCGTTGTTTACATAGATGAATTTTGGACGTGGGCGGAGAAAAATCAATATTTTTTAGATTTTTCAAAACTTGAAAAATATCAACTGGGACCTGAGCCTGATTGGGTAAACCAAAAGCGAGAGGCAGACATGTTAAGGAACAGGTTTATCAAAGCGACCCCATGGACAAGCAGAGAAGATAACCTTCTCGAAGAATTACTTAAAAAGCAAAAGTATGGCTACAAAGAGCTATCACACATATTGTGCCGTAGCGAAGGAGCGATACAACGCAGAATCAATGACCTAAGTATAAAATATCGACCGATAAAAGCTGATAACCATCAAAAATGGGCTGAATCTGAATACACTTTACTTGGCGAAATGATTAAATGCGGAAGCAAATATGAAGAAATATCCAACAGAATCGGTCGATCAGTTAAGGCTATCAGAGGACGTGTGTTCGATAAGTATCTCACGGAAAATCTTGATAAAGTGCGAAATTATATAGGCAACGGAAACTTTGGAGACGGAACGCCTGACAAGCCGTTAAAATACAAGCGACTTATGTCGGACGAAGAAAAAAACAAAGCTAATCTATTGTTATCAATCATCGCAGGAGATTTACATTGTGTTGCAAAAATGAATTCAAATGTTGATGAGGAATACAGTGAATATTGGCAAAAGGATATGTGCTTGAATTGGAGTAATATCAAAGGCTGTATTGCATGCGAAAAAGATTGCGACAGTTGCACATCGTTTAAAAGAATACCCGTACAACATTGTAAGCGTTGCGGAAAAGATTTTTTTGAACGAAAAAACGCTGACTTTTGTAGTGATTGCAGGTCAGCTCGCCTATATCAAGCACGAAAAAAATATGCAATTCTTCATCAAAAGCAAAGTCGAAAGTAAAGAAGGTGTATCTATGGATGATAAAACAGAATTCGTACGAATGGTAACAACACAATGCCTAAAGTATATGTCTGTGAATGAAGCAAACAAGGTTGAGCAAATTTTGTCAGTCTTGTTGACAAAATATTCTCTAAAAAAAGAAACCTACGCTTTATCCACCGAAACAGTTACTCCTAATCAAAAATTAGTAAATACTTTTTTAGCCATTAAAAAAATTAGTGGTTTAACTGACAAAAGTCTAAAAGCTTATAACAATGAAATACAAATGATGCTTAAAGCAATAAATAAGCCTATCGCAGACATTAAGGTTAATGATATTCGTGCATACCTTGCTTTTGAACAATTAAATAAAAATGTATCAAACAGTTATCTTGATACAAAATTAAGATACTTAAAATCATTTTTTAAAACACTGAGAATTGAAGGCTACATACCAAATGATCCGGCAGAAAAAATCACAAAAATAAAAGCTGAAAAGGTAATCAGAAAGCCGTTTACACCGATTGAAACCGAAAAAATCAGAGATGCTGCCGGAAAAGATTTGAGGTTGAAGGCAATCATAGAATTTCTATTATCGACAGGATGCCGAGTTACAGAAGTGGAAAATGCAAATCGCAGTGACATTAAAGATGATAAACTGATTATCACAGGCAAGGGTAACAAGCAAAGATACGTATATCTTAATGCACAAGCAAAACTTGCTTTGGAAAAATACGAAAATACGAGGTCAGACACCAACAATGCTTTGTTCGTTAGTAAAGTTAAAATAAAAGGTGAATACAAAAGGCTTGAAAAAGGACAAATAGAAAATATCATTCGTGAGCTTGGTAGAAACATCGGAATTGAAAATTGTCACCCACATAGATTCAGAAGAACCATGGCTACCGATGCCCTTAGAGCCGGTATGCCAATTGAACAAGTATCACTAATGCTTGGCCACGAAGAACTGACTACAACACAAATATACGCAAGATCTGATGAATCTGATGTTTATCAGGCACATCAAAAATATGTTAGATAAATAGGAGTGATAATATTGGCATTCCCCGAAAAATTAAAAGCGTTAAGGCTTCAACATAAATTAACGCAGGAAGAATTAGGTGAAAAGCTCTGTTTGAGCAGAACAAGTATATCTTACTATGAGCAGGGAAAATTTGAACCTGATATTAATACCATAATAGCTGTATCAGATTTATTTAAAATTTCGATAGATAAACTGTTGAAATGAGGCGTGACAATGAAAATAAAAAAAGCATTCGACATATGCAAGAAAAATAAAATTATTTCCATTTTCGGCAACGAAAAAGGCGAGCAATGGCTGTCAGACGGCTATGCAGTCTATCCTATTTTCGGCTTGCCGGAACTCAATGAAGATTACATATGCAAACTCTATGACATCAACGATGCGCAGAGAGATAAGATTAGATTTACAATCAGTCAAACCAAGCCGTTGATTGATGTTGAGGATTGTTCGGCGGATGAAACACCGGCTGAAATGTGGGACATAAGCATTATATACGACGGTAAAGTAATGCTCCCAATTAGCACCGCAGAGGGCTTAATGTTTATTGATAGAGTATATCTTAATCCTTTTGTGGATATGCCAAACGAAACAATGGCACTTGCACTGCGTAAGGACATCGAATGTACTCCGTACTTCGCTGTTAAATTTGGAATGATTGCATACGGCTTTATATGTGCTTATGAAATTGTTGATGAAGATTTTGTGAGACAATTGAAATCATTATACATCGAAAGCGATATGATTTTGAAAAACAAGAAAGGATGACCTGCCGATGAAGCAGTATGAAGCTGACCAACAGCGGAAGTTATTTCAGTGGACGACCTTCATCCGGGCAAAGTATCCTGAAATTGATTTGATGTTCCACATTCCGAACGGTGGGAGTAGGAATAAGCTCGAAGCGGCCAACCTTAAAAAGCAAGGGGTAAAGGCAGGTGTGCCGGATTTGTTTTTGCCTGTCAGCCGTGGAGGCTATCACGGATTGTTTATTGAATTAAAACACGGTAAAAACAAGCCAACCGAAAAACAAACCGAATGGCTTAAAAGCCTTAATGAACAAGGCTACGCTGTCGCTGTATGTTATGGTTGCGACGAGGCAAGCGAAAAAATATTAAAGTATTTGAAATTAGGTGAAATAAATGAGTGAAGAAAAAAAGAAACGAGGTCGCAAGAAGAAACTCGACCGAATAGACAGGATGTGTCTTTACTGTTCTGATTACAACGCAAAGCACGGCACAACTTACAGCTATGGCCAGTTTGTTGCGCAGATAGCCGCAGGGAAAATTAAAAGACTTGGGTTATATGATTATGAAGGAGGTCTTGCAAAATGAGTGAAAATAAAAAACCAGTTGCAACGGAAATGCAGGACAAGCCGACACCGGCAGAAACATTGTCAGAACTCGACCGACTTGTGATAGGTTTTATTGACGGTGACCTTGATGTGGCTACGCTTAATAGCTTGGATATGTTTAATCGTTGGTTAGTGCTGTCAATGTCGGCTATATACAGCTGCACAAAGATAGGCTTGCTATCAGCCAAGTCTTGTGTCAAGGCCAAATACAAGCTCCTACAAGAGTATCGCAGGTTTAGGACTGACACTTTTTTTGCAAACAAGGAACACATCGAATGGATAAAAAGGACGAAAGAAACTTCTTGCAAATTAACGGAGTTGTCAAAGGCGATTGCCGAACACGATACTAATGTATTGCAAATTGCTTTACAGATAATTGACCTGCTCACCAAGCATGATGTTTATAACAAACTTTTCATTTTGTCAGACGCATCGGATACATATAAAGAAAAATGTTTAAAAACACTAACCGAAAACGATACAGCATTTTTGAATGAGTTCGGCAACATACCTTTTGTGGATTTGCTTTTTAAATTTTATAAATCGACAGAAGAAACGAGAGCATCAGAAATTTTTAAAGAATTGGATGCTGATAACATTAGAAAGGTAGCTTGTCACGTGCCGGTTAAGTCTGACAATTGTCAGGGTATCGCAAAAAGCTATAAAGAATACTTTGGCATTTAATAAGGCAATATTCTTGCCGGCTGCAAAATCTTAAAGGAAATTCAAATCAAGTTAATCCTATATTAAAAAAGTAATCAAAGCGACGACTTCCGCTTTTGATTAAGCTGTTACAAAAGAATGCACCAAAAATCAAACACACAATTGCAGCGGCAAGGTTGCACAGAGCAGTAGTTCGGTGGTCAGACGGACTACTGCATATTTATATCATCTGACTTTTTAATGCGAAAATAGAACAATAGGCAGTCACAAATAAAAGGGTTGAAATACCCTTTAACTATCCCGCTCAAGGAATTAATTAAGTGACCGTTTTAGTTTTTACATATATAATAAAGGATTAAACATGTTTACATACAAAGCCGAAATTAAATCAGGCCCTTTGCTTGAGGTTAAATATTACAAGTCCATTCGCAAACGTAATAAGAAAAATCTTGCTCGACAAATCAATCAATCCAGAACAAACGAAAAGCAAGCCAAAGCAAACCGTATCAGAGGAGAACAACACACACAGAGGCTTATCCTTTGCAACTTCTCTGAGGGCGACTGGTTCGCAAGGTTCTCCGCTCCGTTTGGTGAGTTTACCGAAGATGAGTTTGAAAAAGTTGTCTCGAATTTTTTTAAGCGAGTGAAACGCAGGACAGATAAGAAGCAAATCAAGTTTAAATACATCGGCTACTGCGAATGTGGCAAGCTCGGGAAAAATTGGCATCTGCACATCGTGATTGAAGATTGCGTGCGTGAAATATTAACGGAATGTTGGCCGTGGAAAAACGGAATAAATTTCACTCCGCTCTACCAAGACGGAAATTATGCTGACCTTGCAAAATACATACGCAAAGATGTCAATGGTAAGAAGCGCTTGAAAACATCTCGCAATCTCAATAAGCCTGAGGTCAAAGTTGTTGAAGGGAAAAAACGAGAATACAGGAAACTCGAACGAGGTGAGGCTTTGCCTTGTCCCGAAGGATATTATTTTTATCGTGACGAAATGTGGATAAACGACTTCACGGGTGCGTCTTTTCATTTTACTTACTTGGCCAATAGCCATAAACACAAGAAAATCGGAGGTGCAAGAATTTGAGAGATACAACAAGAGATTATACAATTGCACAGTTTAGACTTTATGCCTCTCTTGGATTTCCAAGCAAAGCACAGGTTGTAGCTGACAAGACAATGCACCGAGCATTACAACTTGACCTGCTTGCTGTGGCAGACACACTTAATGCCTTGACCAATAGCGGTAAAGACTACATCTGTCAAGCTGTCAGCGCTGTTTACTTTGTTGCACCAACAAAACCGTTGCACAAAGGTGAAATAAATTTGAGAGTGACCAAGTTTGCTGTCAATAACTATACAGACGAACGCACGGTGTTTCGCTGGCTCAAAGAGGCACGATTGCTTTGTGCAAAACTTCGTGGGCTTAACATTTGTACATATTGCACAAAGAAAGATGTCAGTAGAAGCGATTAAACCTGTTGTAAAATTAAATTGTAATGATAAAACGAAAAGTAACAACGGACTGGATTGTTCGTCAAATCCGTGAAGGCAAGGCATATAGATTCTATTTAACATCGGATTGGCAAAAAGTCAGAGATGCAAAAAAAGCGAAAGAACATTACGAATGCGAACGCTGTCGTGCTGTGGGTAAGTACAGCCCTTGCGAGGCAGTACATCATAAGCTATATCTCAAAGCAAGACCTGACCTTGCTCTTGACATCAACAATCTTGAGTGTCTTTGCAAGGATTGCCATTACAAAGAACATCACAAGTACGAATCAAAAAAATTAAAAGATGAGTTTGCTGAGAGGTGGTAGTCAAAAAAGACATACCCCCGGGTAAAAAATCGAAAAATTCTGAGGTTTACGGATAACGGTGTAAAGGCACGACAGTTTGGTCTCGCGCACGCACACGAGAAATTTTTGAGAGAGGAGAAGCAAATGGCACAGATTAAAATTGCAGAAATCAAAGACAGCTTAATTGAGCAACTGACCTTGAAAGGGGCAAACATTGAAGTCTATAGAGATTTAATCGACAGCTACATTTTTTGCACAAAACTTGAACGAAAAATGCAAGCGGACATACGCCAAAACGGCTTAACATACAAAGCTATCAGTGCCACAGGCAAAGAGTATATGAAGGACAACCCATCGGTAAAAAATGCAGTAATGTACAACAAACAGCGCTTAGCAATTCTCTCACAAATGGGGTTGTCAATTGACAAGGTTGAGAGCGAATCTGATGACGAACTGTAAAGTCATAGATGAGTATATAGACCTTGTTAAAAGCGGTAAATATCGTGTCTGCCGTGAGCAAATTCAACTGATTAAATTTGTCGAAAATGTCTTTGAAAACGAGGAAATTTACGTCGATGAAGAACAGCTTGAAAAGTATTTGGCTTTGCAGAAATATTTTCCTTATGAACTTTTTGAATGGGAAAAATTTTGTTTTGCATTGCACAATTGCACATACTCAGCTCCCGGTGTTTTAAGGTTTCCCGACCTTGTACTTATTGTCGGAAGAGGTACAGGCAAAAACGGCTATTTAGGCTTTGAAGATTTCGCACTTTTAACACCAGTGAACGGTATTAAAAACTACGACATTGACATTTGTGCAACATCGGAAGATCAGGCGACTATTACTTTTAACGATATTTATAATGTCCTTGAAGATAACAAAGCCAAAATGCAAAAACACTTTAAGTGGACGAAAACAAGAATTGTAAATATAAAGACAAACTCTGTGTTGAGATATCGGACATCTAACAGTGATACGAAAGACGGCGGTAGACCGGGCAAGGTCGATTTTGATGAGAAACACGCATATGAAAATTACAAGCTTATTGACGTGTTTGTCACCGGTTTAGGAAAAAAGCCACTCCCGAGAACTACTACAACCACAACAATGGGATATGTGAGAGACGGTCCGCTTGACCAAGAGTTTGCGAGAGGCCTTGAGGTTTTGAACGGTGATGCGCCCGACAACGGCACGCTTTATTTTATTTGCCGATTAAATGACGAAAAGGAAGTTCATGACGAGCAAAATTGGTACAAAGCAAATCCAAGCTTGCAATATTTTCCAAACTTACTCCGAGAACTTCGGAAGGAATACGAAAAATGGAAAATTGATCCGAATAATAACTCTTCATTCATGACGAAGAGAATGAATTTACCGCAGGGAACGGAAGCAAACCCTGTAACTTCGTGGGACAATATCAAAGCAACAAACAGACCTCTCCCCGACCTTGAAGGTAAGCCGTGTATTTTTGGAATTGATTATACAAAAACTACTGACTTTTTGGGTATAGGTTTGATGTTTTTAATTAACGGTGAAATTGTATGGAAGCCGTTTTCGTGGTATTGTTCACAATCTGCGGATTTGGGCAGGATTAAATTTCCATATATTCAGCAACCCGACTTAAAAAGAGTGGACGGGGCGGAAATCCCGCCTGAAATCGTCGCCGACTGGTTGAGAGCGCAGAAAAAGCATTACAACATCGTCGGTGGAGCATTGGACAGTTACCGTTATACTTTGCTCAAGGAGCCGTTAATGCAGTTGGGTTTTGAATGCGACCGTAAGGGACGAAACAATCTAAAACTTGTAAGGCCGTCAGATAAAATGCTTGTCGCTCCTCTGATTGCTTCGGATTTCGCTAATCATCGTATTGTTTGGGGAGATTCGGCACTTATGCGTTGGTACACAAACAACACATCGGCTGTCGAGGATAAAAACGGCAATATCATATACGGAAAGATTGAGCCGAAATCACGAAAAACAGATGGATTTATGGCGTTCGTCGCCGCATATACACAGCTTGATTTACTAAAACAAAATCAGCCGATGTCGGTCGATGAACTTAAGAATTGCTTTAACGCAATTGTATTTTAAAAGGCAGGTGAAAAAATGAAAGTAATAAACTGGGTGAAAAATCTTTTAAAAAAAGATGCCGTTGCAGCGGAATTTAACGAGGACGGCTCAACAGTTGATGAACAGAGGTTTCACCTAACTGAACTTGCTCTATTTACGGCGATTGATTTTATCGCACGAAGTTTGGCAAAGTGCGAATTTGTGACGGTAAGCAATAACCGAGAAAGTCGCAAAGCTGAATACTATCTGTGGAACTATTCGCCAAATAAGCATCAAACCAAAATTGAGTTTTTTACGCAGGCTGTTGCGAAGTTGATTTTTGACAACGAGCTTTTAATTGTTGAAACTGCCGATAATCAGCTTATGATTGCTGATAGCTTCTCGAGAACGGAACACGCTTTGATTGACGACACATTCAGCGGCGTTACTTGTCGGAATTTTACATATCAGAGAACTTTTTTTGAAAGTGAAGTAATTTATCTCAGATACAATAACTTTGCTTTGAACGGCTTGTTATCGGATATGTGCAACACTTACGAGCAGTTAATGTTATCAGCTCAAGAAAGATATAACAAAGCTGTCGGACATAAAGGCATCTTAGAGATGGATAATTACAGCTTCGGCGACGAAAACTTCGCTGAAACTTACAACAAAGTTTTGGCAAAGCAGTTTAAAGCGTTTTATTCAAATAAGAACGCTGTTATGCCTATTTACAAAGGCATGCATTACACCGAGCCGTCAACCGATGCCGGAAAGACTACGAACAGCGAGATTAACGACATCCAAAAGTTAAAAACCGAGGCATACACGATTGTTGGCAATGCTTTGCACATTCCGCCGGCAATTTTAAGCGGTGAAGCATCGCAATTGTCTGATGCAATGGATTGCGCTATTGGTAATGCAATTGATCCGATTGCAAATATGTTTGAGCAAGAGATTACAAAAAAGAGATTCGGCGGTGCTGAATTTAACAAAGGCAATTATCTCTTAATTGACACAACGACAGTCAGACATATTGACGCAATCAGTCAGGCGAATAATCTTGATAAGTCAATTGCCAGCGGAGTGTTGACGCCTGCACAGGCTCAAAAATATTGCAATATGCTCCCTTGCTCAGAGGCTTGGGCGCATACATATTACATTACTAAAAATTACCAAACAATAGCAAATGCTTTGAAGGGTGGTGAATAAATGAAAAGCAGAAATTACAACATCAAGCAGATTGCTGAAAATCAGAGTGTCTTGCAGATATATCTTTATGGCGAAATCGAGCCGAGTTACTTGAATATTTGGGGCGACCTTGTAGAATCCAAGACAAGCGCTGAATATATTCGCAAGGCGATTGAAAAAGCAGGCGAAATTGAAGGCATTGAACTCTACATTAACTCACTCGGCGGTTATGTCGACGAGGGCGTGTCAATTTACAATTTGCTCAAACGGCAGAGTGTGCCGGTCACTGCATACATTGACGGCATGGCTTGTTCAATCGCATCTGTTGTTGCAATGGCGGCTGACAAGATTGTAATGCCGTCAAACACAACAATGATGATTCATCACGCAATCGGCGGTTGTTACGGAAATGCGAAAGAGCATAGAGAGTTTGCAACCAAGCTCGACAAAATCAGCGAAGCAAGTACAAATTCTTATCTTGTACACGCAGGCGATAAGCTCACGAGAGAAACCCTCGAGCCGCTCCTCAACGCTGAAACATTTTTGACGGCAGAGGAAGCCTTCAATATCGGCTTGTGTGATGAAATTCTTGATCCGGTTGATTTAATCGAATCAAAAGAGATTGTTGACGATGCACAACAGAAGAAAAACCCGAAAGCAAAACAGGCAGCGGCAGAGCTTGCAAAAATGCTTGGCACAAAGCCTGAACCGCAGACACCACCTGAGCCCAAGCTGAAAAATCCCGAAGAAAAGGATAGCTTTGGCTTTATTGAAGAATACTTCAAAAATAAAAATTATTTATAAAGGAGACTGAAAAATGAAGAATCTTGATGCGATTAAGAACGCAAAAGCAAAGTTTGCGCAGAACTTAAAAACTGCCATTGATACCAAAGATGAAGCAAAAATGACCGAGGCTCTCAATGCCTATGCTGATAGTATTCAGCAGTCAATCATTGAGGTCGCACAGGAAATCGGCGAAACAGCCGACAACACAATCCTTGCAAAGAGAGGATTCAGACAGCTTACAAGCGCAGAGCAGAAATTTTACAATAATTTCGTCACAGCGGCAAAATCCGCCGATGTTAAGCAGGCACTCACAGGTCTTGATGTTACAATTCCTCAGACGATTCTTGACACCGTGCTTGAGGACATTACCAGCAATCATCCTCTGCTTGATGCAATCGGCATCGAAAACACATACGGCTCTGTTAAGGCAATCTTTGCCACAGACACAAAACAGCTTGCTGCTTGGGGTGCTTTAAACTCAAAAATCACACAGGAGCTTGCCGGCACAATTCAGGAAAAGGACTTCTCAACATCAAAGGTAAGCGCCTTCATTCCTGTTCCAAAGGATATGCTTGACCTCGGAGCTACATACATTGACGCATATGTCCGCAGAATTCTTGCTGATGCACTTGCTTATGCTTTTGAAGATGGCTTTATTAACGGCGACGGTAACGGCAAACCTATCGGTATGCTCAAGGACCCCGAAGGAGCAGTAAAGGCAAACTCTTACACAGAAAAGACGGCAACAAAGCTCACAAGCCTTGATGTGAAGTCATATATGGATGTTGTCGCAAAGCTTGCAAAAGGTAAGGGTGGCAAGACAAACAACATCACATCGGTTGACCTCATCGTTAATCCTGTGGACTATCTCACAAAGATTATTCCTGCGACTACGGTGCTTGCAACCGACGGCTCGTACAAAAACAACCTCTTCCCCTTCCCGACGAATGTTTATCCGTCTGAAATGGTTACAGAAGGCACTGCTGTAATCGGTCAGCTTTCAAGATATAAAGCCTGTCTCTCAACAGGCAAAGAAGGTAAGCTTGATTACTCTGACCAGTACCAGTTTCTTGAAGACAATAGAGTTTACCTTATTAAGGCTTACGCAACAGGCTTTTCACTTCACACAAATGATTTTATTAAGCTTGACATTTCAGCGCTCAATCCTGCTGAAATTAAAGTAACTCTTAATCAGGCAGCAACAGCTTAATTTATCACGGAGGTGTTGAAAAATGGGAATCATGAACGATGTAGTTAATATGCTTGATTTCGACCGCGAACACATTGAAACAGATGAAAGTACAAAGTTGAAAATTGAACTGATTATAGCCAATGGAAAACAGCACCTCCGCGATTATAACCCTCTACTTACTGATGAGGATTTTGAACAGCCGACAAGGGCAAGAAGTTTGCTGTTTGATTATTGCAGATACGCTTACTCGAACGCAGTTGAAATGTTCGACCATAATTTTGAAAGCGAAATTTTGAAATTAAGGCAGGAATACGAGGTGCGAATGTATGATACCGAAGAATAACATTGATTTTTTGACATTCAACGACGGACTTGCAAAAATCTACGAAACCGACGAAAACGACGACATCATCACCGACAGCCTGAAAAAGTATCGTTTTGGCAATGAAAAAATCGGAGTAACTCGGTTTTATGGTGCAAAGCAGAACGATATTGAACTGTCAAAGGTTATACATATTCACAAAGATGAAACATTGAGAACGGATATGGCGGTCATCATTGACGGCACACGGTTCAAGATTGAACAAATTCAGCACGATAAAAGCAAAAATCCCCCTTGCTCGATTTTGAGCTTATCGCAGAGGGGATTATATGAGGGTGGTGCAGAAGATGTATTTTAAAAATTACGATGAATTTGTCGAACTTATTAAGTCCTGTGGCTTTAAATGTGTAGAGGCAGATTACAACAAATCAACCCCTGCACCCTATCTTGTTTATTTCAAGGATGAAGAAACAGGAATTTACGCAGACGGTAAATGCCTTTGGAAAACTGCAAAAATCATCATAGAACTCTACACAGCGAAAGATGACCATGCAAGCGAAACAAAGTTTGAAAAATGGCTCAACGAAAACGGCTTCGGTTGGAAAAAGCCGAACCGAGCGTGGGACACAACAAATAAACTTTGTGTAAGCTATTACACTTTGGGCGTGACTTTCGATGAGTAGTTACAAAAAAGTCGGTATTGACCGAATCGGCGATACTTTATCAAAAGAACTTGCAACCTATTCGGCTGACATCCAAATGGGCGTGCGGTTGTTGGTTGATGAAAAAGCCGAAGAACTTAAAAACGCAATCAAAAAAGAAGCACCTGTCGGCAGAAGAAAAAAATATCGCAAATCGTTCAGAATAAAAATCACGAACGAAACATTTAGGTTTTACGAAAAAACAGTTTATGCGGAAAAACCTGAGTATCGGCTTACACATCTTCTTGAAAAAACTCGTAAAAAGAGAGGTAAAAAAGGCGGAACGATACAGCCGAAGATGCACATTGCTCCGGCTACAGAAAAAATCCATAATGAATTTGAAGCTGGAATAAAAAAGCTCATTAAATCATCTGAAGCTTTTGGCGGCGGTGATTTGAGCGGAATAAAAAGAATCTAAAAACATAAGGAGTGCTTATTGATGAATAAAACTATTAGAAAAGTTGGTTATGCTGTGCTGACAGAAGGCAGCACAGGCGAAATTACATACGGAACACCGATTTGGTTTAAATCTGATGAGGCAGGCGGCAGAAGTATCGGTGCTGAACCTATTGGCGATTCAAATACAATCTACGCTGACGGCTTGCCTATTATTGTAGCAAGTGCGAACGGTGGCTACACAATCAGCCTTGAACTTATTTCAGCAGTCGATAACATCGAAAAAGATTGGTTCGGCAACGATGAAGCCACAGAAGGCGGCATTATTGAGAAGGGCGGTATCAAAGTGATGCCGAGATTCGCTCTTCTTGTTGCCAAGGAAACATACAAAGGTGACAAGCTCTACGAGATTGACACTTATTTCGACTGCGTAGCTGCAAGAGCGACCAGAAATGACAAAACATCGGAAGGCAACTTCGATCCACAGTTCCCAACATTTACAATCACGTCAAAACCACGCCCTGACAATGATTTTGTACGCTATACATCTTATGCCGACACTCTGCCCGAAAGCGTTGTAACTCCTACTGTAAAGGCTGTAAAGGCTGCAAAATCGGCAGTTCCTACAGATCAGGCCTCATCGGGCACTACAAAGGCGGCTAAGAGCTAATGAAAGACACAGTTGTTATTAACAATACAAATGTTGAGGTTGAGGTTACAGCATATACAATGCTCATTTACGAGGACACATTCAAAGGCCACAGCTTTTTGCGTGATGCCGACCGTATTCTCGTTAAGAACCTCAATGATGTTAAATTTGGCTCTGCTGTAAAGCTTTTATGGGCAGCGGCAAAGACGGCAGACGATACAATTCCCAACTTTAAGACTTGGGCGAAAGAAATCAGCATTAAGGACGCTATTTCGGCGACAGATAAAATCATCAATCTCGTTGTTGACAGCCTTAAAAGCGACAGCCCAAAAGTGACAGCGACAGCGACCTAAACGGAACTTTCCTGACGGCGAAGGAAATCTTATCCTATGCCGTCAGGTGTGGTCTGACTGTCGCTGATTTACAAAGATTTACAATAGGTTTTGTGATCGATTATATCGAGACATATTTTGCATTACGAAACAATAAGAACATCCACGAGGATGAAGAAAAATATCAGAAAATGAAATCTGTATTGCCTTTCGTTACAGAAAGATTTGAAAACAAAGAAATCTCGGAAGAGCAGTACAGCGAGTTTATGAACAGATACAAAAAGTTGGAGGATAGATATGGCATCTACAATTAAGGGTATTACCGTCAAAATTGCCGGTGACACAATAGATTTACAGAAATCCTTAAAAGCTGTACAGTCCTCATCGGCGAGCTTACAGAGCGAATTGTCGGCTGTTAACAGACAATTAAAGTTTGATCCTGAAAACACTGTTTTGCTTACACAAAAGCAAGAAGTGTTAAAGGAACAAATTGAAAACAGTAAATCTGCCCTTAAAAAGTTACTTGATGTGCAGGATCAGGTTGAAGAACAGGCAAAAAACGGCGAAATTTCGACGGAACAGTACAGAGCTTATCAGCGTGAAGTTGAAAAAACCAAAAGCAAACTCAACTCCTTTAACGAACAACTCGACAAGACAAGAGACGAATTTGATAAAGTCGCCAATGGGGTTGAAAACCTTGAAAATAAGTCGAATAAAACAGATTTGTCAAAAGTCAAGAAAGAAATGGATGAGGTTAAATCCTCAGCCGACAACCTTAAATCTGCCGTCGGTGACGCATTAAAAGAAGCAGGCACAGCGGCAACGGCAATTGGCGGAGCTGTTACAGGCGCAATTGTAAGTGCAAACGGGGAGCAAAAGGCTCTCAATTCTTTGCAGGCGCAAGCAGGCTTGACCGCCGAGGAGATGACAAAGTACAAAGATGTCCTTGAAGATGTTTACAAAGGAAATTTCGGCGAATCTCAGGAAGAAGTTGCAAATGTCCTTGCTTTAATTAAGCAAACGACAAATGAGACCAATCCGAGCAAGCTCAAAGATATGACCGAAAATCTCTTTACTTTAAGAGATACTTACGATTATGACTTTGTGGAAACCCTACGAGCTGTCAACATGCTTATGGAGCAATTTGGTGTAACAGGTGAAGAGGCTTTTAATCTCATTGCACAGGGCAGTCAAAAAGGCCTTAACAAAAACGGCGATTTGCTCGATACAATCAATGAATACTCCGTACATTATAAGCAACTCGGCTATGATGCAAATGAATTTTTTAATTCGCTTGAAAATGGTTCAAGTGCAGGAACTTTCAGCGTTGACAAGCTCGGCGATGCTATGAAAGAGTTTGGAATCCGCTCAAAAGACACAGCAAGCTCAACCACGGAGGGATTCGAGCTTATTGGACTTGATGCCGATAAAATGCGCGAAAAGTTTTCCAAGGGCGGAGACAGTGCGAAATCAGCAACATCAGAAGTCCTAAAGGCTCTTTTTAGGCTGGACGATAAGGTCAAGCAGAATCAGGCAGGCGTTGACCTCTTCGGTACGATGTGGGAAGATTTGGGAATTGACGGCGTAAAAGCCTTAATGAAAGTCAATGGCTCTGCCGACAAGACCAAAAATACCATGAAAAAGATTAAAGACATCAAATATGATGATGTCGAAGCCGACTGGGCAAGTCTTGGCAGAACGGTACAAACCGATGTTATCAATCCTATTGGCAAATCATTATTCCCCGAAGTAAAAAAACTTTGTAAATTTACGAGCAAGCATACAGATGATATTATTCCAACGCTAAAACAGATTGGTGTTTTAACTACTGCTATTTGGTCGGGTAAAAAGACCACTAAAATAGTTACAGAAATCAAAAGTCTGTGGGGAGCTTACAAGTCCTTGAAAGCGGCGACAGATGCCGCTAAAATCTCACAGGAGGGACTTAACACTGCTCAAAAAGCAAATTTGTGGGGATTAGTTGCAGGTTTAGTTGTTGGTGCTATAGGCGAAATTTGGGCATTTTCAGAGGCTAACGACAGTGCAAAACAATCCCAAGAAGAACTTAACGAAGCTCAGGAAAAAGCAAAAGAAGAAATCAAAGAGCTTAAAGATGCCAACGATGAATATGTGCAGAGCAAAAAAGATGCAGCGTCTGAGGTTGACAGCGAATTTCAATATTATGACGATTTGTGGGGCGAATTGCAAGGCATTGTAAATCAAAACGGCAAAGTCAAAAAAGGCTACGAGGATAGAGCAAAATTTATTACCAATGAATTGAGCCGAGTTACAGGCGATGAAATCACTTGGAACGGCAATGTTATTCAGTCCTATAAAGACCTTAAAGGCTCAATTGATGATGCACTTGAATCAAAAAAAGCGCTTGCAATGCTATCGGCACTTGAAGAGCCCTATCAAACTGCTGTATCAGGCTTAAAAAGCGCAAAAAATGATGTTACAAATGGTTATGTAGCAAAAAAAAGCGCACAAAAAGATGTAGATTTAGCTAAGGCGAAAGTTACACAAATGAGTGTCACTGGGCTTTCACCAAGTCAAATGGCTTTGAAATATGCAGGCTGGGGGTTTGAAAACGGCAAAATATCTCAGCAGTATTATCAAAAAATACTCAAAGATTTTCAAAATGGCGAAAATATGTATAAACATTTTGAAGATTTATCAAAATCCGTTGGAAGAGCTTACAGCGAGGCGCAAAATGAAGCTAAAAACAATTTAAAGGCTAAACAAATAGAGTTTGACAAAGCAGATGGCAAGTATAAGGAATATCAGAAAAAAGTAGTTGATTATAACACCACAATCCAAAATTATGAGAATCTCACAGCGGCAAACGCTAAAGGTAACACCAAAGAAATTAAAGCCGCTATGTCGGACTTATCTAACAACATTGTTACTTATACCACCGGTAACAAAGCTGCTCTTGAACAGCAGGTCAATGATTTTAAGACAAATGCCGAGAATCTAAGAGCGGCATACAAAGACGGTGTTGAAGGCGTAACAAAAGACCAAGTTGAAGAAGCCGAAGAATTGCAGGAAAGAGCAGAAATTGAGCTTGCTAAATACACCGATATGTACGGCACGGTTGCCGCAATTGCAACAGGCAAAGCTGTTGAGATCAATGAACAACAGCAGAAAATCAAAAACGGTTTCATCGATGCTGAAACAGGTTCAAGAGAAAGCCTTGAAAACCAGCTTGCAAACTTTACCGCAAACTATGAGTTATTAAAAACTGCAATGGACGAAAATCAACCGGGTGTTACCCAAAAAATGGTTGACAACGCAAAAGAGCTTGTCAATAAAGCAACCGGTGAACTCAATAAACTTGAAGGTAATAGTAAAGATGCGGCTGAAAAAGGCGTTAACGGAGCTGCCGACACGCTTGAAAGTAAAGAGTCAAAAGAAAAACTTAAAAAAGGCGGTAAAGCTGTAAAGAAATCAGTAAAAGATGGCGTTGGAGATACATACGCAGATGGTAAATCGTTGGCCGAAATGTTTGACCAAGGTTATTTTGACGGCATAATTGATATGTTAGTCACATTATTTGGCGGTGAAGATAATCCAGCCGCACAAATGGTTAAGGCTAATATTACAGCGGCTGCAAAAGCACAGGATTCACGTTCGCCAAGCCGAAAAACTCGAAAGTTAGGTAGATATTTTGGTGAAGGCTACCGTCTTGGCATTGAGGATGAAATTGAAGAAACGCAAAAAACAGTAAGGTCTTTAACTTCGAGAGCCTTGTCAGCGGTTGAAGGTGATCCAATCGGAGCAATTAACAATAAATTTGCAGGCATTCGCACACAAAGTCAAAATGCGACGGTAAACGGTCAAATGTTGAAAGCTGTTACAAATTCGCCTACGATTGAGATTCAATTCACAGGCGATGTCAACATCAATAATGACATGGATGTTGATGATTTTAACCGCCGTGTGTCAAATGCAATTGTGCAAACACTTGACGGTGAAGCATCAAAATGGGGAGGTTAAAGATGAGGCATAGTTTTACATATAACGGTACCGATTTGCGGACATTGGGATTTTTTATAGCCACTGCACCCAAATATCAAATTGCAAAGCGTAATTTCGACTTTACCTCTGTCTACGGCAAAAACGGCGGAGTGATTTCTGACAATGGTGTTTTCGATAATGTTGAAATGCCGTTTGAGGTCAACAGTTATCCATACATTGTGCCGAATGAAAGCAATGCAGAGCTTGTAAGAGCGTTTGCTGAGTGGCTTACCGTTTGGGACGGCGAATATAAAATCTTCAGGGATTCATATAACCCCGGTTATTTTACAAAAGCAATTTGTACTGGAATTGAGCCAATAGAAGAGGTTGCTCCTCTTTGCTTGTCAACGACTATCAATTTTAGCCGAATACCGTTTTGGTACAGTGATTTAGGGCAAGAGATTATCAGACCGAAATTAACTTCGACACAAAACGCAGAAATCAAAATTTACAACCCTGAAAATTGCACCGCCGAGCCTTTCATCAAGATTATCAATAAAGGCACAAAAGTTAATCCGTTGACGCTGACGGTTAATGGTGGTCAAACTTTAACGGTTAAAACATCATCGGATAAGGATTATATTGAACTTGATTCCGAACAGCAGTCCGCTTCTTTCAATAATGGCACGAGCTTGGCAAACAATTGCATAATCTGCACAGAGTTTCCAAAGCTTTTGCCCGGCTGGAATAAAATAAAACTTTCAGGAAAAAGCGCAAATGCGTTTACTGATATTGAAATTAAGCCTAATTGGAGGAGATTGTAATGTACCCTATCTTGTACAACATTGCTGACTATTACAAAAATTCAACGCCATTGTTTGAATCTAATGGTTTCGGTTTTTTGACTGAATGCACCGAGTTCTTGGTGACAATGGAGCAAAATGGCACATACAGCTTTAGCATGAAAATAAAAAGCACGGATAAGCTCGCGCCGAAAATTAAAATAACTTCATATGTCAAAGCGAAAGTAAATAATGTATCTGAACCACAGTATTTTTATGTGACCAAAATAGAGGTTGATAAAAACGGTGATTTAACCGTGTCGGGTGAACATGTGTCAAGAATGTTTTTTCAAAATGGGACAATTCCTCGTGCAATGGACGGTTCGATGTATGACACACCGAAAGAACTCATTGACCACTTTATGCGAGACTACAGCATAGTAGGAGAACCTCTGCATATGTGGTTTACGGAGGCCCCATATAAGTGGTTTAATTTCAACTCATCAATCACAGCAAAGAAAAGAATTTACTTAGGCTATTCACAGGCAGTAAAGTTTGAAGATATTTTCAAAGACGATGACGAAGGACTAATAAATCAGTTTGGCGGTGTTTTGTTTTTTGATAATTTTGATATTCATTTTGAAAAAATCACCACAGCAGGGGCGAAAAGTGGCTATCGAATTGCTTTCGGCGCTAATGTGTCAGATTATAAGCAGACTGCTGAAATTGGCAACTACTATACACATGTTATGCCTTACGCACGATGCAACACTACGAATAATAAAGAGGTCGTCGTGTCAAGCCCTGAACCATATGAAACAGGGTTAAAACGGAACATAAAAAACACATATTTGTATGATTGCACAAACAAAATCAAAAAATACACTTTAAATCCCAGCACCGGCGAAAACTACGAAGAAGTCAGAGATGCCTTGCGGAATGCGGTTGCCGATTATAACTATTCGACGGAACAAACATCGGAAACTCTGAGTATAAGGGTAACTCTTGAAAATGAACTCACCAAAATGCACGCAATCAAACTTTATGACGAAGTGACGGTTGTAATGCCGGACGGCACTAATCTTAGCCGAAGAATTTCAAAAACGGTTTACGATAGCGTATCTCAGAAATACAAAGAAATTACAATAGGCGATTTAAGTATGTCGATGTCTGATTTATTAAAAATCCAAAGGAGGTTTAAAAGATAATGTCTATTAGTTTAGCACATAAATCAATTACAATTGATGTAAATGACCGCAACGCACCGAATGTTGTTGGTATTGCCAATGTCAACGATAAAGCAACACGCTATCTCGATGTAACATTGACGGCCAGCGGTGAAAAATTGACCTTTGCAGACTGCACAGTAACAGCGACTTTTGCAACGGACGGATATTTAATCTCAGATTCAGTCGCTTGCACCCTGAACAGCGCAGCGGATGTTATTACTGTTCCGCTCGAAAATTTCAAGTCTATGTCGGGCTTTTTAGCAATCGAAATTAAGATTGCAAACGGCGAAACGCAGGTGCTGAATACACCGATTGCTTTAAAAGTTAAAGTGACTCCAAGTCTTCTTGACAAGAGCATGATCAATAAAGACAGCGCTGGCACGACCGCTGAAATCTGTAGAGAGGTTGCCACGGCAAGAGGTGATTATGATAGCCTCAACGCAAGGCTTAACGGGATTGATTCGTCTGTATCTAATAAAGCTGACAAAAGCACGGTAAGTCAGTTATCGGCACGAATGCAGACGGCAGAGAAAGCCCTTACAGGCAAGGCGAACGCAACGGATG